CAACAACAGATTGCGTATTTTTGACAATAGTTTGACTCCTGCCGAACCTAAAATGCCCGATTTTAAGGTTTCGACTCAATATTATCAGGTGGAATGTGGTTATGAACGGTTAGGAATGGGAAATGAGGACGAATATCACTGGAAAACCGCCCAAGAACGCGAAATAAATACCAATAAGGGATAGCAACCCCTCTAAAAGTTCTGATTTTAACGAATCAGGAGCTAAAATGGGACAATCACCTGTCGATAGAAACAAAGAGTACATGAGAGAGATGTGGGGAACCACTAAACTCGCCTCTGACTATGGTTCAATGCAACATAATCCACCAAAAAGAGTGATTACAGAGGTGATGCACGACAATGCACCACGTCATGACTTCACAAAACAGTCAGAATTGCACGAAAAAATTCGCAATGACGAAGACTATGATGATTGGGAGTACGGTACAGAACCGATTTACGGTTGATTTGGGTATTAAATATAAATAATCCAACAGAACTCTTTACCTAATGGCGATCCAGAGGATATCCAGAGCATTTAAGGACATTAGTTTGTCTTTTGAGCCTCATCCCATCACAAAAGATCTGCAAGTTTTAAAGAATGAGAATGCGATTCGTAGATCTGTCAGAAATATTGTAGAAACAATCCCAACAGAGAGGTTTTTTAACTCCCTGTTGGGTTCTGACGTAAGAAGAAGTCTCTTTGAATTCGTAGATTTTGGTACTGCATCGGTTATTCAAGGACAAATTGAAATTGCCATTGATAACTTTGAACCTCGCGTAGAGAATGTAATCGTTGAAGTTGAACCAATACCAGACGACAACGTATTCAACGTGACTGTTATATTTGACATTGTAGGACAAGAGTTTCCAACACAAGAATATTCATTCCTCTTAGAGGCAACGAGATAAAATGCCTTTTACAAAATATACAAACCTAGATTTTGATCAGATAAAAACTTCTATCAAAGACTATCTCCGTGCTAACTCCACGTTCTCGGACTTTGACTTTGAAGGATCTAACTTTTCGGTATTAATCGATACTCTGGCGTATAATACCTATATTACGGCATTTAACTCTAACATGATTGTTAATGAGTCCTTCTTGGACTCGGCAACTCTTCGTGAAAATGTCGTTTCTCTGGCAAGAAACATTGGTTATGTACCTCGCTCTAGAAGCGCCGCTAAGGCACAAATATCTTTTACTGTATCAACAAGCGTAAACACTCCCACACTCACCTTGAAGGCGGGTATAGTGTGTGTAGGAAGCGCTAATGACACTACATATACGTTTGCGATACCAGAAGACATCACGGCTAACGTCGATGGTGGAGTCGCATCTTTCAGCAATATTGATGTCTATCAAGGAACGTTCCTGACAAGACAATTTACCTATGATGGTTCGTTAGATCAGAGATTTATCCTCAACAACTCATTCATCGACACATCAACAATTAATGTTTATGTCAAGAAGGCAAATGATTCTGGACTTGGCATTGAATATGCACTGGCAGAAAACATTTTTGATGTAAAATCATCTTCTAGAATCTATCTCATTCAAGAAGTTCAAGATGAGAAGTATGAGATTATTTTTGGTGATGGCATTATTGGTAAGAAACTTGGAACCGATACTAATTCTGATGGTGAAACGATTACAGTCAATTATATTATTACTGATGGAGAAGAAGGTAATGGAGCATCATCATTTTCCTTCTCAGGAACATTAGAGTCTGCTGCTGGACAAGTTATAAATCCAGGAACAGTAACTATAACAACTAATCAGGCGTCTCAGAATGGCGCTGAGATTGAGGCAATTAGTTCAATCAAGTACTATGCCCCAAGACTCTATTCGTCGCAGTACAGGGCGGTTACAGGACGTGATTACGAAGCAATTATCAAGAGAATATATCCAGATACAGAATCAGTTTCTGTTGTTGGTGGTGAGGAGTTAGATCCACCAGAATTTGGAACAGTACAGATTAGTATTAAACCAAAGAATGGTACTTTTGTTTCTGATTTTAATAAGTCACTTATCCTATCTAAGTTGAAACAGTATTCTGTTTCTGGAATTAATCAAAAAATTGTAGATCTTAAAATTCTTTATGTTGAACTGGATAGCTCCGTTTATTACGACTATAATAGAGTATCCAATGTTAATGATTTGAAGACGAAAGTTTCCAATTCACTGACTGCATATTCTGAATCTATAGATTTAAATGCATTTGGTGGAAGATTTAAGTATAGTAAAGTGCAAAAGGTTATTGACAATACTGATGATGCAATTACTTCCAATATCACTAAAATTATCATAAGAAGAGATTTAAAGGCTGCTTTAAATCAATTTGCCCAATATGAGTTGTGTTTTGGAAATCAATTTCATGTAAATCCACAGGGACTTAACATCAAATCAACGCCATTTAAAATTTCTGGCGAATCCTCTTTCGTTTTTCTTATAGACACCCCCAATGTTGCTATAGGGTCAAGAAACATTACATCTGCTTCTGAGGCTGCTAACGTATTTCTTTCCAGACCAACAAATCTTAAGGCAACAACTGGCATAATTTCTGCAGTGAAACTTGATGAAAATGGAAATCCTGTTGTTGTTGCAAAAGAAGTAGGAACAGTTGATTATGTGAAAGGAGAAATTAAAATAGGAACAATTAACATAACATCTACAGCAAGACCTAATGGAATTATAGAGATTCAGGCTTTCCCCGAATCAAATGATGTTGTTGGACTTAAGGACTTGTATTTAAGTTTAAATATTTCAAAAAGCACAATAAATATGGTTAGGGATGTGATTGCTTCTGGTGATGAAATATCTGGAACAAAATTTATTAGCGATTACTACACATCAAGTTATTCTAACGGGAATCTAGCAAGACAGTAATATGATACAGACTGGATTTGAATCTAAAGTAAAAATTCAACAAATTGTTGAAAGTCAACTTCCAAGTTTTATTTTGGACGAGAGTCCAAACGCCGTAGAATTTTTAAAGCAATACTATGTTTCACAAGAATATCAAGGTGGACCTATTGATATTACTGATAACTTAGATCAGTACTTAAAATTAGATAATCTGTCTCCAGAGGCAATCGTTAGTTCAACAACATTGTCGTCTGACATTACAGATTCTTCCACTACTATTCAAGTATCCAGCACCAAAGGATTTCCAAATCAGTATGGTTTATTTAAAATTGATGATGAGATTATTACTTATACTGGTATAACCGCAAATAGTTTCACTGGTTGTATTCGTGGATTTAGTGGAATAACCGACTATCACCAAGAATTGAACCAAGAAAATCTTGTATTTTCTACATCAACTGCTGCAGCTCATACAGCAAACTCAACTGTTCAAAATCTTAGTTCCTTATTCTTAAAGGAATTTTATAAAAAGTTAAAGTATACCTTTACTCCTGGATTTGAAAATCTTACCTTTGTTGATGAAATTGATGCTGGCAATTTTATCAAACATGCGAAAGATTTTTATGAGTCAAAAGGCACTGATGACTCTATTAGAATCTTGTTCAATGTTCTTTTTGGTGAAACGCCAACAGTTGTTAACTTAGAAGAATATCTAATTAAACCCTCTGCTTCAAATTATGTAAGAAGAGAAATCGTAGTTGCAGAGGCAGTTTCTGGTGATCCGCTTAAACTGGTTGGACAAACAGTTGTAAAGAGTACAGATCCGAGCACTAGTGCCTCAATATCTTCTGTAGAAATATTTACAAGAAAAGGTAGAACATATTATCAACTTGAATTATTCGTTGGATATGATAATCAATCTGCTGTTCAAGGTAACTTTATAATTACCCCAAATACAAAAGCATTAGAATCAGTTTCTGTAGGTTCTTCAATTCTTAGCGTTGATTCTACGATTGGATTTAAAAATGCTGGAACTATCATATCTGGCACCAATAGTATTTCATACACTGGAAAGACTGTCAATCAATTTTTAGGTTGTACTGGAATTACTTCGGCAATATCTCCGACAGATAATGTTAGATCTGGAGATACCTATTTCGCTTTTGAAAATGGTGATACATCAAAGAAAGTTGAAATGATATTCTTTGGTATACTTAATGACCTTGTGCAAACTAGTGATAGTTTAAAGGTTGATGAAAATGATATTGTTTATGTTAAAAACTATGGAGATAAAATAGAAAATGGTTCTGAATCATATAAACAAATTTTTGCAAATTCATGGATATACAATACAAGCACCAGATATCAAATTTCTGATAATACTAATTTAACCCTTGGATCTATCATCGATAAATCCAGTTTAAAAATTGGCGATGAAGTAGAAATATTAGAAAGAGGAACTGAGAATATTATTGCTTCCAGTGGAGTTCCTTATATCCAATCTATTAATATTCCACAAAATAGTGTAGTCATAGCAAACTTACCATCTTTAACTGCTGGAACTGAATATGATATAAGAAGAAAACTTAGTAAAGCTTCTTCTTCTTCGACTCCAATTAGTTTTGGGAATAGTCGTATCTTATCTGATGTGTTGAATCTTTATGCAGAAAGAGATGAATATGCATATATTGCATCAAATTCATTACCATCAGAATCAAAGACAGGAATCAATACCACCGAATATAGACATACTTTAAATGCATCTATAAAAACAATAACCGTAAATAGTTCTTCAAATTTTGAAGACTATTTGGATGGTACTTATTCTACAATTGCATTAAATTCATCAGTACCATTTGTTAATGGTGATAAGGTATATTACAATCCTACTGGTGATGTATTGGTGGGATTGAATACAGGATACTATTATGTTCAAATTCAATCAAACCCACAAAAATTTAAGTTATACTCTTCACCAGCATTTATTGGTAGTGCCCAATATTTAACTTTTGATATTCCCAACTCCGGTGTAGGAACACATACATTTACACTCCATTCTCAACAAGAAGGTAAAATTGGAGTACAAAAACTTCTAAGAAAGTTTCCTCTTCAAAAAAATATTAAGAGAGGAACAGGAGAGAAAACCGTTCCTGGATCAACTGGAATGTTGATTAATGGTGTTGAGATTAATAATTATAAATCGACGGATAAAATATACTACGGTCCACTTTCAGCAGTAACTGTTTTAAATGGCGGAAAAGATTTTGATGTAATTAATCCTCCAGTTATAAGTGTATCTAGTGGCACTGCAAAAGTTCAACCAGTAGTAAGTGGAAGTCTCAAAAAAGTATATGTAGATTCTCAAAATTATGATGTTGATAGAATTGTATCCACCAATGTAACTGGTGGAAATGGAAATGGAGCCGTAATTAAACCAGTTCTTGCTAAAAGAGTAAGAACCGTTTCTTT